GCCTCTTTAGGAAGAGCGTCGGCCCATTTTGGCGTGATGTTTTTTCTCGCTTGTTCACGGAATGCTTCGCGATCTGTTTTTTCCCGTTCAAGGATATTCCTGCCCTTGTTCTTTTCCTCAGCCTCCTTTTTAAGCCGAGTCATCTCATCTCGCACGTCGTCGTTAAACGCTCTCCGCCGTTGACGCTGCATGTCGTTGTTGTCCCGGATCTCCTGCTTCCTCTCCGCTGGCGTGCGGCCTGCCTTTTCGATTGAGCGTTGCACGGCTTCGCGGTTCTGGTCGCGCAGTTCAAGAGCCCCTCTTTCGGCTTCGTCTGTAATGCTTTGCTCAAGACCAAGGATCTCCTCCTTAAGCCCGATAATGCGGTTGTACTGCTCGACTTGCCCCTCTGTCACGTTGCGACCGTTTTTAACTGCATCCTCGAACGCCGAGACGGTCAACTTGTCGAACCCGCCCGGATCGTCGCCCATCAAAACATCGCCTTCTGCCTGCAATGCTTGTTGAGCGTTGGTCAGCTTCTCCGCATCAGATCCGGCCATGGACTGCTGAGCCGAGTACACGGATTCCTGTACGCTTTTGATTTTGCGCACCGTGTCCTCGTGCAGGCTTAGCAGCTCCTTGGCGTCGGAGATGGCTTGATCGGCTGCCTTCTTGGCGTCGTCCTGCGCCTGCTTTTCTCTGGCAGCTTTTTCTTGATAAAACCGTTCTTCGTTCTGCCACTTGATAGCGTCTAGGTCTCTGTTTTCCTGATTGCCTTTATCTAAAGCTTCTTGAAGTTTCTTGCGCTGCGCTGCCGCTTTTAATGTGTCAAATTCCGCTTTTTTCTTTGCTTCAGCAGCTTTTATTTCAGCAGCTTGTTTTTCAGTTTCTTTCTTTGGATCAATCCCAGCCGCCGACATAGAAAAGGCTTCTTCGTTGGCCTTTATTTCTTTTCTTTTTTTAATTATATAATCTAAAAAAGAGGCGAGCCCGCCAGCAATGCCTTTTGTTGCTCCAGAACTTTCCTCGCCCATCATTTCTTTTAATGATTCAAATTTTGCTTTAATAGCATCAATTTGACCGCCTAATCCGCGCGCCATTTTAGGCATTGCCTCTGCCGATTTTACTAATGCTTCCGCTACTTGTTGGCCGCTTAATTTAAGTTTTTGAAGATCCTCAGAACGATCTGATCCAAAGGCTTTTTTAAACAAAAACGGAGCCGCATCTAACGCTTCGTTAATTTGATTAATATCTTCTTGAACTGGTTTTGTTGAACCATAAAGCTGTTTAAATCCATAAAGCAGTCGCGCCAACTCTTCGCTGCCTCCTCCGCTTGATGCTACTGCGTTCTGAAATGTTCGAATTACTTTAAACGCATCTGATGCAGCCATTCCGGCGGCTTGCAATTGCAGCGTCGCTTTTGCTGCAATGCTCATGTTTATTCCAATTTCAGCAGAAAGCGTTTTTAATTGCTCATATTGACTCATTCCTAAAATGTCGCTGCCCGCTGTGGCTTTTAACGCATTCTGGAGTTTTTCCGCTTCAACATAAGTGGTTGTTATTTCTTGAGCAACTGTTGCAAAAGCTGATCCTACTGCTCCACCTATGGCAATATTTTTCAGCATAGAAAACGCCGACGACATCCGAGAAACGGCGTCGTTTGTTCTTCGCATAGATTCGCTTAGCCCAGACGTGAACTGACTGGAATCGAGCCTGAGTGATGCGTCTAGCGTAGCTGCCATGAACTTGCTGGTTATGTCAATGAGTTGACAACTCGATTCGTCTTACGCCGCTGGATGTAATCCATCGCGTTCTTGATGGTCTCGTCCTCCATCATGTCGTGCCCGACCCACTGGGTTTCGATGCCTTCCTTGACCAGTGCGATATGCAAGTATGCAAGCCCGCGACAGAGCGGCAATTCCCACAGAATCTCCTGCTCCGTCAGTCCGGTCACGGGTCGCACCAATGACACGTAGTGCGCTTGGAACACCGGACTGGCTAACGCTTTCCCTCGGCGCCGGCTGTTTGCACCACCTCGGACTGATTGGCCGTTGAGTCGTTCAGGATGCGCAGGCCGAGACTGATCGCATCGCGCTCTTCTGAGATCTTGATGTTGGCGTCGATCCAGTCGTCGCACGCATCAATCAACGCTTGGATGCCTTGCGCGCGCAGCTTACGGAGTTGTGCGGTCGGCGTGATGCAAACAAAGATCAGCACCTTGCTCAGCGGCGCGAATAGCGAGAACTCGTCAAAGCAGGCATCCAGCGTTGGAAAGCCGGACTTGTGGCACATTGAAACCCAGATGTCTTTACGCGAACAAGACACGCCCTCGAAGGTTTTCCCCTTCCACTCATAGGCCGCATTAAATGCGTCCGTTCTGCGTTGCTCCTGCTCGTTTGGCAGGTTCACTAATGAAATCCCGTCGTCCTCTTGGGTTTGAATATCTATCATGGTCGGCCAGTTGCAAGGAATCGGTCAGCCATTTCCATTCCCTTGTTGGTAATGGATTCGCGCACATAGGCTGTGCGGGTGGTGCCCTTCCTCGTAATTAGCACTTGGCGCTCTGCTGAGTCAAGTGCGCGCTTGGCCGCGTGTCTGTTTTTGATGGCCATCAGGTAGCCCAGCAACTCATGATGCGGGTCGAGCTTTTGTAGCTCACCCGACATCAGCGCCTTCATAAGGTGCCCGACGTTGATCTCCGGCATCGTCACCGATGTCGTGGAAAGGTACATGGTGACATACTCCTTCCCATTGTCCGCCCGCACCTGCACGACTGGCTTCATCACAACACCCATCGTCATAAAAGCGGACGCGACATCAACGTCCGTGCAGGCGATCCAGCTTTCCATGATTAAACGACGAATGGGTACTGTTTAACCGAGAAGGTAGTCTTGGCCATTTCGGTATTCGTCTCGGAGCGATTCGGGTCCATGAAGATCATGGTGCCATCCGCTGGAACGAATCCGTAGGTGTTCGCGGTAAAGTTGGCCAGCGTGGTGACTTGCGTTCCTGGGTGCTGGTTGGCTAGGCCGGTCGTCTTGTTGGACAGGTAACCGTCGAACGCAAAAGTGATCGTTGGGTTGCGGTACTCAAGCCCAAAGGTGGCCCCAGCGGCGTTCAGGTAAGCCTTCTCGTCACGCGCAGCCGTGATCGTCAAAGACTGAACGAGGATGTCTGGAGTAACGGCATTGCTCTCATCCAGCAGCGTTGAGGATGGAATGTTTCCGTGTTGAATCAAAGCGGCGACGGCAGGCATATTTTAAGAGTTGATGTCAATCATTGCTGCGTCGATGCGCAGATGATGGTGAATGCGTACTCAGTCGAAAGCGTGTCATTCTCGCTCGATCCCGGCGTCATGTTATTGCTGTGCTGCTTAAGCACGTAAACGCCCTGGCCGTTGCTGATTGCGTTGATCTTTTGTCCTAGCGTGGTCGTGTCCCACACGCCAAAAAGCAGCGCGGAAATGTTCTCAGCCCGCAGCTCGTGCCTTGGTCGATTGTCTCCACCCAGAATCAGATTCGCCTCCTGCCGATCCTCGACCATGTTCACGTTTAACCGGCAGTGCCAGACGGTCCCGGCCTGCGGGATTTCGTCGGATTCGGTCACCCGCACCACGATAAACGGCAGCTTTACTTCGTCGTTTTCGCGGTCGTCGCAGAGCGTGAAGCCGGTGAATGCTGACAACGGCAAAAGCTCGTCATCGAGCACCGTAATCAGGCGCCGCTGTAGTCGGTCGGAGGGGCAGATTGGGTAGGTGATCATTTCTTGAATCCTGTTTTCTTGGCGACTTCGTTCACGTCTTTCGCCATCCATTCAATGAACTGCCGACGCACTTCGGGAATAGATGAACTGAAAGCGTTTGGTGCGACTAGGAAGGCGCCCAGCCGCTTCACGCTGGCAAAGGCTGTGACCTTGCCACTTGAAACTGGAACCGCCTTAGTGCCGATTGAGTGGCCTTTGAATCGCTTCTGATTGCGCGGCATTCCACGCATCGGAACGTTAAACGCCTTGTAAGATGGGATGAAGCCCGCCGCGAGGTAGCCAATAGAACGCACACGCGCATTGATAAGTCGCTCCGTCATAGCGTAAAAATCGCCTACGAACGCTGCTGATTTCGGCCCACTGGATGCGCGCGGAAAGTGGTTTCGGCCTTGCTTGCGCAATCGTGCCGCAATAATCGCAGCGGCCACGGTGTTCGTAAGCTGGGTTTTCTTTTTCTTCTCACCACGGCTGATCCGCTTGGCTTGATTGGTCAGCTCAGTCCGCACCTTCGCAGCGGTTGAGGTTTTGTCTTTGACCTTGCTACCAGCGAACGGAAGCCAGAACCGCATCCCCTTGTTTACAACCGCCGCGTCGGTCTTTTTCTTCATCCGCGCATAGTCGGCCATCGCCTTTTGCAGGTTCTTCGTATCAATCTTGATCTGAACGCTCATGCCGCCGTTGCCTCCATGTTCGGGTCGATCAGCTCCAAGTCGTAGAATGGACGGATCTGCGTAGTGGTCACGCTGTCGATACGATAGACGACCGCCGTTGCAAACACCGTTCCCATCTTGATCTCGTCGTTGATCTTTGGCACGGTCGTAAACTGCGCTTTCGTCGCAATCACGCTTACCGTGTCGTCTTTGACGATGATCTGAGCCATCAGGTTCCGGCTGTTCTTGCCGGTCGGCTGGTAGGCGTGAATCTGCACGTTGTTGTGCCAAACGTAAAGTTGCGCGCCACTGGCATCCGTCCCGAACTTGGTGCGGATACGTCCATGAGCGGAGGCGATGCGTTGAGCGTAGGTCATACAAAAAAGCGGCTGACAAGCATGAAAGCCTGTCAGCCGCCCACGATGAATAACACCCAGCACCAAAAATTAGGTCAGCAGTCTGACGGAGGCGCTTACCGCGCTCATGTCGCCCGTAGTGCCGGCTGTGGTGAACTTAGCGTTCACATAGCGCGGACAGTTCGGAGGAAGCCGGAATCGGAAGGATGTTTGAGGGATTGCGCTACCTGTGCCAGTCAGCACCGCTGAGATGTTTAGGCTCGTGGTTGGAGTGACTGCCGATCCACCCTGCAAGAGGATGGTGATCGTGTCCGCTGATGCGAGCTGCGTAGCAGTCAAAGCAGGGATCAAGACTTCTACTTCGGTATTCTCAGGGAAAAACCCTTTAGAATTGGTGCCGAGGTCGAGGTCAGGGGATTGGACGTTGCCGTCAGAGGCGGTCAGCAGACGAGCCTTGGTCAGGTCCGCGTCCTGAATGTTTCGAGAAAATTCGTTAGCCATTGTAATAATTCTTTAGAGATTAAGCGGTAAGAGCTTCGTCGTTGAGGATGGAATCGGTGATGACGATCGGGATGCCGTTCGACTCAGTAGGTAGAGGGGCAAAGATCTCAGAACCGCTAGAGGTTTTGACACCGTTTTGAACCGTGGAAGCTGAGCGGCTGACCTGCAACTGGAAGGCCGAGCGGCGGTTCATGAGCCAGTAATTAGGCCGGTAGCCCACTGGGTATTTGCTAAGCAACTCAGCAAGTTTGGCGTCGGTGACACCCATACCCGAATCAGCGGTAGCGTCTTTCAGGCGGCCCACGCTGTACTTGCTGCCGACCTGCATACCCACCCAAGCGGTCAAGTTAGCAACGTGCGCAGGATAGACCGAGTCGGTTCCCACGTTTTCGATGCGCCATTCGCCAAGCTCAAAAGTGGTGCCGGAGCCGAACACGAGCTGTACGCCTTGCGTATCAGTATTGATGCCGTACACCGAAGAGCCAGTACCAGCACTTGTTCCGCCTGCATCGACCGTTAGCGCGGAAGCACCCAGACCGGAGTTAAAAGCGGTATGGATAGCCTGCAAGCCGGGAAAGCCCTTCGCATCAACAGACGTTCCATAGATGACCTGTGAACCAAGCTCGATCATGGCTTGGCGCATGACGCCGATAGATTCGATGTCTTTCCATGCTTGTTCTCCGTCCTCGTAAGCGCGAGCGACCGCAATATCGGCCTGAACGGCGCCACTGAGAATGTAGCACTCGATCAACTGGTTTTCAAAGCTCGATTTCGTCGGAGTCGAGCCTTCGTTAGCAGCGCGGAACCCGACGCCAGGATAAGACGTGCGAGAGACGACTTTGTAGCTGGTGCCGCGAATGGTGCGCGCTGGCATGATCTGCACCTCGGGAGCGTAGGTGAGGGTTTCCTCAATCAGCCCGACGATGGTGTCGGAGCCGTTGAGCTTAGCGATATCGAGAAGATTGGCTTGTGGCATGGTCTTGGTAGAAAGTTGTTATGAGTTGGCCGAAACGTAAGCCGCTTCGGTTGGGAATTTTTCGGTGAACGCACGAACCGCTTTCAAGCGATCGAGACCGGTTGAGGTGCCGATAGCTTGATTCTTGGCTTCGTGGTAGGAGATCGCTGGAACCTTGACTTCCGGCTCGTTAATAGGAGCGGCAAACGCAGCAGGAGCAGGAGCGGCGGCGGCGAGGCGAGCTTGCAGCTCAATGTCGCTGTTACCAGCTTGCAACGCTTCCACGTAGGCCTTAAGTGCCTCACACTCGGCGAGCACTTTTGCGTTGTCGGCGGCAAACTGCGTAGCCACTTCGTCAAACTTAGCAGTGAAAGCGGCGAACTGCTCCGCAATCAGAGCGGAAAAATCAACTTGAGGTTCTGGCGCAGGCGCCGGTGGGTCAATTGGCATAACATCTTCGTCACTGTCAATCTGATCAGCCGAGAACACGCCGTCAGCGTTAGCGGCGGGTGTGTCTACAAAGTCTGCCGAGTATAGACCGCGTGGGCGGGTCATGTAGTTGCCGCTCTCCTTGTCCAACTCTGGCGCATCCGCTGCAAACATCAAACTCACGCCGAAAGTGGAGGGGATTTCGTTGATCATTTCAAGCAGCATCTCTTTTCCGCTGTGCGCGTCGAATAAAGTCAGATCGGCTAGGAGCTTGCCTTTACTGACCCGGAAATTCTCGTAATAACCCACCGTATCCTGCACCGAAGAGAAGTGATTAAGCTTTGCCTTCACCCTTCCCTTCTCGATTGCGAGTGACTTAAACTTGTTCAGCGAACGCTTGTCCACAAACACGCCATGACCGAGCGCCGGGCCTTCCTGAATCAAGGAAACGCCCATGATGGTATTTCCTGAAACCTTGCCTTGGAACGCTGCGAATGTCTGAATCTCTTCGGTGACTGGCATACACGCCGCCCCGATGTCAATCAGTGCTGCCAGCCTCGGCTTCGTCCTCGGCAATGTCTTCGGCCTCGTCCTCTGGCGACTCTTCATCCTCGACTTCTGGCACGTCCTCCTCAGGCGCAGCCGCTGGCGCCGGGATAGCCGGCGCGTTAGGTGCCCGCCGCTCAAGCATGTAGATGGCAGTTGGCAGATCCAGCACGCCGCCGGATGCGTCTTGCACCATCTTCGCATCTTCGACCAGCTCCATCGCCTCCGCGCGAAGCAGGCTGCGAATGATGTTGCGATCCTCACCGCGATCCGCCGCAATCTGCGTCTTGCTGATAATTCCGGCCATGGTCTCGTCGATCAGAGCTTTGGATTCGCGCCCGATGTCGGCTGTGACTTTGGCAGGAAAACGCCATTCACCCGCATCAAAGTCAGCCACGGCTGGCAAGTGGCCGAGCTGGATGCCGCGAGCAATGACGCGGATAACGATCGGATACAGAAGCTTTTCCTCCAGCGTTAGCTGGGTCATTTCAAACTCCCGCGCGGCCTGCGCAGCTTCCATCCTGACCGCTGTCCCTTGTCCCGCCCAGGAGTAGATAAATCCGTAAGGCAGCCCGACGGCAAGTCCGGTCGAGCGAACGAGAGTGTCCAAGAACCCGTTAAAAGTCGGTGACGGGCGGTTGAAATCAACCGGGTTGAACGATTCACCCTCTGCAAGGTACTGGATCGCACCCGGCTCGACCTTCTTCATGCGGTCGGCGTCGCTCATGTAGTCGCTGTGCGTCGTGTCGAGCGATACGTCTTGATCGGCGCTGCCGTCCGCATTGTTGATGACACCGCTGATTGAAGAGAGATACTTCACTGAGATTTTCTCACATGCGAGGATCTCTTGCAGATCCTTGATGTCAGTGATAGCTGCGTCGAACGCGGAAAAGCCTCGGTAAGAATCAAGCCGGGTCGGGTCGAACAAGTGCAGGAACTCCTGCGCCGGCACCTCAAGCGCAGGCATCATGGACTCACCGGTTGTGCTGCGGTTGTAGATGCGGTATCGGATCGGCCTACCCGTCGAGTCGATGACAACGCCGGAAAAGTCCTGCTCGCCTCTCTTGAGCGGCTTGAACGGTTTTGCATCTGTCCCGTTGCGGTTTGGAATTGAGCCAATGCGGTCAGCCTCGATGGCCTGTAGCCGGATCGGACTGATTTTCAGCATCTCGTCGAGCTGCGTCATCGGCACTTCGGACACGATGTAACCGATGTCACCGTCCCGCTTCATCGAGGTCACGCCCAAACCGGCCAGCACCCGAAAGTGGTGGCGCCGGGTCAAGTCGCAGCTCGCCATCCACCGCTCAACATACGCTGTGATCGCCCTGTTGGCTTCCTCGGAGCTTGTGCGCGGCACGTACTGCAAGCGGCCCACCGAAAAGGTGCGGTACTTGCGCAGGATGCTTTTAACCACACTGCTATTCTCTTCCAGCCACCGAGCCTCCCGGATGAGCGTCACCCGGTCGGTATGGTTGCGGCTGGAATCTGGCTGATCAAGTGATTGCCCGCTCGCCCGGCGATTGGTCGATGATTGCGCTCCGACGCGCCAGTAGCCCGTCCTTTCGCCCGCCTCAAGCTGCGCCTTCGCGCGTTGGCGTTGCAAGGCGGTTGCCGGACTGAAAAACCTGATCGTTTGTTCGATAAAACTCATAGCGGAAAGGTTGAAAAGTCAGGTTTGAGGCGGTTGGAGATACCCGGATACTTTACGGGGTCGAGCTGGTGCATTCTGCGCATCACAGCCCGCATCAAAGTCATGACGGGAATGCCGCCATCCGATCCAGATGCGCGGGTTTCGGACTCACCGCCGCCCGATGTGCTGATAACGATGGTGCCCTGCCCTTCGGTCAGCGCCGAAAGACACTGATCGTAAAGCGTCTCGCAAAATTGCAGAGAAGCATACCGTAAAATCGAAGGTCCGCCCATAAAGTCACTCTGTCTGTCAAGCGTTGACAGACTCTGCCTCGTTTGTGATGATTTCGGCCTGCCCGATGATCTTTTCGATGCAGGCGGCCAGCACCTGCATGGCTTCGGCGTCGAACGAGTGGTTCTCGCCCAGCTTTTTGAAAAACGTCTTGTTCTTGCCGGTCCGCTTGTCCTTCTCGGTGACAAAGACCTCATTCTGGATCTCTTTGAAATACCACTTTGGCGCATTGTGCGCGATTTGCCACGATGCACCCTGGCCCGCGCGCAGCCGATGCAGAACCAGCTTGATGTAGTCGCTGCTCCAGACAATACGGTCGCACAAGTCAGCCTGTCGAGCGTTGCGGACTTTGGATCGTGCAAGCCCCACACCGGAATCAACGTGCTGGATCTGCGAATATGGACGTTTGACTGACCGGCTGCGACCGGTCCGCTTGTCCAGCAGTGTCCAAGTGAAGAATTGTGCTTTGTCGCCTTTTAATGCGATCCAATTATTGGCCGCACACTGGCGGTAAACTTCCCCTTGATACCGCTCAAACCCGCAATCGACGAACACGCGCCTGTCGGTAATCTCTAATCTCTTCTGCAAGTCAGCCAATTGCGCCCATGTGTGCAGCTCGCCCGCGTAAAAGAGCCTAGATTCGCCGTTTTGCGCCCAAAGTCGGACGATGACGCGGAAATAGTCACGCTGAACGTCTACGGTCATGTAACGCCTAAACTCTTGATCCCACGGCTCCTCCATCGCGAAACCACCCGACAAATTGACCTCTTCGCTCTGAAACTCCCGCATATCCCAGAACTCACCCAGTCGTTTGCGCACAAACTCCGCCAATGGCGAGTAATCACCCAATTTCCGCGCGTGTTCGGCCTTTAGGAACTCGCTGGCGATCGTGTCCCACGCTACCCATGGCACGGTCAGCGCGTTCCAGTGGTAACTCTTGACGCGCGGGTCTGGCGCCGAGTTCTGATTCTGATAGAACCCGCTGTTCGCGATCTGCCGGCGGACTTGCGGCTCGTCCTTGAGGTGGACTTTGCACGAGGGGCATTCGTATCTGACCGTGTTCTTGATCCGCGCGAGGTCGTATTTGCCGTCAGCCAGCTTGGCGCCTTCACCGTCCCACTTGAGCTGACCCAGCACCATCGGCCACTTTTCCCCGCACGCAGGACAAGCCACATGCCACTCGCTGCATGATCCGGCGGTAAACGATTCGTAGAACTCGCCGCTGTTGTTCATCGGTGTTGAGACGTAGATCCGCTTCGAGTTGCGCGCATCGAACGAGGTTGTCCGCTTGCGTGACTCGTCGATGTGCCCGTGCGTCCAGTAGGCGGCCTCGTCCCCGATGACATAGCGCGCCGCCTTACTCTGCAAGTTGTGGATGTTGCTGGCGCCCATCACGTACTGGGTCATGTGAGCGAATGCCACCGTCCGCTTCTGGATGCTTTTGTCCCCTTTGTTGAGCATCGCCCGCACCGGCTTGCAGTCCAGAATCCGATGCTTAAACCGGGTGTCTAGGAACTCGTCGGCGTGCTCGTCTGTTTGCAGGTAGAGACACATGTCCCCGCCTTCTTCCGCGATCAGGTACAACATGGCGCCTTCGGCCAGGGCGGTCTTGGCGCTCTGCACCGAGCACGCGCAGATGATTTCGCGCGTCTCGTGATTTCGCAGCTCTTCAAGCGGCGCTTTAATCCACGGGGAATTGCGCACATCGAACGACCCGAGGATCGGCCCGCGCTCGAACCGCACGTGCGTTCTCAGCCACTCGTCTACCGGCAGCTTAGGCGTTGGCCGCCAAACCTCCGCCATCAATGGGTAGATCGAGAATGCCATTAGCTCTTGCGCGGTCTCCCTCGCTTGACTGGCTCGGTTGGCGCAATCTCGACTTCCATCATTTCGACATCCACCTTCTTCGCCTTTAGCTGCTCTTCGATTTTGACGTAATCCTCGTGCTCCATCTCCCGCAGGATCTTGTCGATGCAGACAAGCAGCCGTTCCTCGGCCTCCGCCGGTGACACGCCGCTGACTTCGTATGCCATCTCAGGCGGAATGCGTTTGATCTTCTCCTTGATCGCATACATGACCGCGCGCACCTGCGCCAGCACCTCATCGACGGACACGTACTTTGCCTGTAGAATCTCAATCTGGGTGGCCAGCTTCTGGCACTCCAGATGGATCTTGCGCGCCTTTAGCGATGCCACATCCTGCACGCCTTCCACGTTGATCGTGTCGCCATCGTTTAGCCGCGTATACTTGCCGCTGGCCAAGAACTGCTGCCTTGCGGCCTTGATCTTCTCAATGTCGTAGCCGTTTAGCCCTTTGACGAACGCTTCCGGATACTTCTCTTCCCAGCGACGCAACGCGCCCGGCGAGATCGAGAAAAAGTCGGCCACATCTTTCTGAGTCTCGTAGCGCGGCTGGGTGTTGCGGCTCTTAAGGAACTCGGTCTCCGCATAGGACAACGGATGACCAGCAGCGACCCGCGCGAGCAGGTCTTGCAGCTTTTTCTGGGTGTCCTCGGCGGTGGTGTCCATTTAGATCAGAATAAAACCGTTTGCGCTGTTTCACGCTCGATGCGCTCAGACGCAGCCTTGAAGTAGTCCTCGTCGATCTCGCAGGCGGTCAGATGCATCCCGGCATAGTAGCAGGCGATTGCGTGTGATCCTGATCCTAGGTGTGTGTCTAGGATGCGCTGGCCCGGCTTGGCGTAGTTGGCGAGCAGCCATTTATAAAGCGCGACCGGCTTTTGGGTTGGGTGTTGTCGTTTAATTCCTCGCTCGGAATCTTTAAATGCTCCGCACCATTGATGCCGCCAGATCTTCAGGTTTTTTGGCAGCCCTATTGATGTCCATGCCATTTCGCCGTCCGCATACATTGATCCTCCATTAAGTTTGTCCCACACAATAGGAGCCTTGCAGTAACCCAAGTGATCAAGGAAGTAATTGCCACCCCATACAATCTGCTCTTTGGCCACACGCTTTAGCTCTTGGAAGTATTCTGAATGCGGTGGTGCGTCATCCCATTTATGATCACGCGCTAACATTGTCTTGTTAGCATTATCGGACGGGTTAGCGATCAGATTCTTGCCACCGACCCCAATCCCATAAGGAGGATCGACGATAGCCAGATCAAAGCACCCATCCGGAAACTCCGCCATCATGTCCATGCAATCGGCGCGGCGCAGATCCAGCGTGCCGTATGCTGGAGCAGTAACGATGGCAGGCGTCTCGCCTTTAACCTCAAGAGTGAATGGCTTCGCATCCATGCTGTTATGAATTGCGCATCTCCGCGCGGCTGCGCTCGATCAGATCCGCAGCATGGGCGGCGCGTCCTGTGCTTTCACACCACTCGATCCACTCACGCAAGAGCACACCAGTGTCACCGAGTCGTTCCTGCGAGTCAGCGACAGTCTCTCTCGACACGTCCATGGTCTGCTGCATCCGCTGCGGCACCTCGCCCAACATAATCTCTCTATCCACTTGCGGCGGTGTCGGTGGCTTCGGGAATCTGCTTCGTGAGTGTCTCATAGATTTCTTGTAAGAATTGCATGTCCTCTAGGATCTCGGCGATCATCTCCGCATCGAGCGTCTCAATGACGTGCCCTTCGCGCCACCATCGCTTGATGCAGCCAAGGGAAGCCATCAGGTTCTGGAACTTGAGAACGTCCGTCTTTCGCGGCGTCGTCTTTGGCGCGGATTCAAGCCCCATCGCGATCTGTAACTG